CAGCAGGGTGGTGTGCTCTTCCTCCAACGCTATGTCTACAATGTGTATGGCCTCGCCTTCGCATTGACCAAAGTGTTGGTTGAAGACGGCGACCATATCCGCATCGGTCAGGTGTACGCTCGTCACCTCGCCCAATCACTGATTGAGACCAAAGAAACGCTGTCAGCCAATGTGCTGAACCGCGCTTTCAATGCCTCTTATCCCGGTGGTGATGGCGTGTCGTTGATCAGCACTGCTCACCCCATCGTGAGTGGCACTTTCAGCAACCAGTTGACCACCGCCGCCAATCTGTCGCAGACCTCCTTGGAGCAAATGCTGATTCAGATTCGCCAAGCTGTGGACAACAACGGCAAGAAGATTCGCTTGGTTCCCCGCCAATTGGTGGTGGCTCCTGGCAATGTCTTCCAAGCTGAAGTTCTGCTGAAGAGCGTTCTGCGTTCAGGCAATGCAAACAACGACATCAACCCCGTCAAGTCTATTGGCTTGTTGGACGAAGGTGCGGCTGTTCTGTCTCGCTTGACCAACCCCAACGCTTGGTGGGTTCAGACTGATGCCCCCGAAGGCATGAAGTTGCTGATGCGCCGTAAGCTTGAGAAGACCATGGAAGGCGATTTTGAAACCGACTCGATGCGCTACAAAGCCACCGAGCGTTATCAAGTTGGCTTCACTGATCCTCGCGCAATGTACGGTACTCCCGGCGTCTAAAGCAACCAGGGCTGGTCTAAAAAGCCAGCCCTTTTTTTAACTGATCAAGCTTTTCAAGGAGAAGATCAAATGCCTCAATTTTCAGACGACCTATTTTTGGGTTCGGCCATAACAACTCAGGGTACGGATACTTACCCTGCTGTTGCGACCTTTACTGGTTCAATTGCTACCACTACATTGACTGTCACCGCCATGCTTTCTGGTGACCCAATTGCTGTGGGTATGTTTATTGACAGTTCAACCTCACTCACCAACGGAACTTACATTACCGCTTTTGGTACGGGTACTGGCGGTACAGGCACTTATACCGTAAGCGCCTCACAAACTGTAGCAAGCGCAACCATTATTGGTTCTGGTAATGCCTTGTTGCAAAACCCATCTCCAATGAGCGTGGGTGTTGGCCCGTTGGGTCGTGTCTATATTTGGGACGCTGTACCACAAGCAAAACTGACAACCAACATTGTTGCCGCTGTCATCACAACTGCTACCACGCTCACGCTTGCCGCAGGTGCTGGTGTTACATCCGCCACAATTGCAGGTGGTGCAACAGGCTTGCAACTTGACTGCCCTCGTGCTGTTTCTACAACCACAGGTGCTGGTACTCCAACTTCTGTCAACATTACTGTTTCTGGTTACGACTACTACGGTCAAGCCATGAGCGAGGTAATTGCAACAGGAACAGTGGCGTCTACTACTGTCAATGGTAAGAAAGCTTTCTACCAAATCGCCAGTGTCACTGCTTCTGGCGGGAGTGTTGTTACCGTTGCGGTAGGTACGACCGACATCTTGGGTGCGCCACTTCGTATTATTGATCGAGGCTATGTCACCCGCGCTGGCTGGGACAACACCTTGGCTGAAGATGCTGGCACTATGACTGTTGCCGCTACCGCCACAGCAACCACCACCACTGGTGATGTAAGGGGTACTTATTTGCCCTCATCGGCTTGTGACGGAATCAAACGCCTTGTGATGGGCATAGCCCTGCCAGCAATTGCGGCAGGCCCGAATGCAACCCGTGTTGGCGCTCTTGGCGTCACACAAGCATAAGGAGAGCACCATGGGTCAATTTAAACCAATGGTCAAAATGATGACCACTGAGCCAACAGTCGAACTGAAGCTCAAAAAGGGTGGCTCTGTGAAAAAGGCTGACGGCGGAATGATGGGTTCGCCCATGTCTGCTGAAATGCCCTCTTCTATGCCCTCCTCGATGCCTGCTCGTGGCGGTCTCACCATGGGTAAAGCGCCCATGAAGCCCTCCATGGCAATGCGCCGCAAAGCAATGATGGGTCGTCCTATGTCGCCTCCTATGTCGTCTCCTACGCCCCCCATGGCCTCTCCTGCCCCCATGTCGGCAACCCCGATGAAAAAAGGCGGCAAGGCTGAAGGCGGCAAAGCTGACATGGCGCAAGACAAGGCCATGATCAAGAAGGCTTTCAAACAGCACGACATGCAAGAGCACAAAGGCGGCAAGGGCACTTCTTTGAAATTGAAGAAGGGCGGCAAGATGGCTACTGGCGGCGTTGTTGAAGCTCAAGGCGGCTACAAGGCTGGCGGCATCATCAACACCGAAGGCCAAGGCGGCGCATACCGCGATACCAAGATGAACACAGCTAAAGCTGATCGCGCTCCCGGCAAAACTGGGGATGTGACATTGGGCAATGGCGGCGGCTACAAAGCTGGCGGTGGCGTCAAGGGCCAAGGCATCGAGGGTAATGTGTCGGGCACTCCTCCGGGCGTGACCAACATGACGACTGGCGGCGTCCGCTTGAGCAATGCTGGTGGCTTCAAAAAAGGCGGCACTGCAAAAAAGTATGCTAGGGGCGGCGCGGTAGTGCAAGATGATGGCAAGGCGCAGAAAATGCCCCAAGGCCAGAAGAAGCCCTCCGCCCCTGTGAGCATCAATGCACTGTCAGGAACCTTCAAAAAGGGTGGCTCTGTTCGCAAAATGTCAGGTGGTGGCGACCCCACCATTGACCGCGAAACCGCCCGGATGAATGCCGAAAAAGCCTCCGAGAAGTCGGAGAATCAAGCCATGCGTGAGGCCATCATTGGCGCTCCTTCCCGTGCTCTTGAGCGCGTGAAAGGGTTCTTTGGTGGCATCGGCAATAAGCCTGATCTGCCTTCTGGCAGTGTGACCAAGACCAAAGAGTCTGTAACTGTTGCACCTTCCAAGAAGCGCGGCGGTTCCGTTCGTTGCTGACCTGAGTGGGGGCTTCGGCCCCCGCTTTTAATTGGAGATAAAAATGGCTGATGCAGTCACAAGTCAAACATTGTTGGACGGAGAGCGTCTGGCAATCATGAAATTCACAAACATCAGTGATGGCACTGGTGAATCGGCAGTCACAAAAGTCAATGTGTCAACTCTTACTTCCAGTGATTCTGGCAAAGCCTGCACTGGTGTTTCAGTGAGCAAAATCACCGCAATTTGCCATGGCATGGAAGTTCGCATGTACTGGGACGCAAATACGGATGTTCCGTTCTTCCTTAGTAATGTGAACAGCAATTACACAAACGATTTTTCCAGTTTTGGTGGAATTACAAACAATTCCAGCACTGGTAAAAATGGAAATATTGTGTTTAGCACTTCAGATGCAAGCTCTGGCGATACATACACTGTTGTGCTTGAGATGATTAAATCCTACGCTTGATCATGCCAAGCAAATCACCTTCACAGCACAACCTGATGGCGGCGGTTGCTCACAATCCTGACTTTGCCAAGAAGGTGGGCATTCCCCAAAAGGTTGGCAAAGACTTTGCCAAGGCTGATGAGGGCAAGAAGTTCAAAGGAGGCGGCTTGTATGAAAATATCAATGCAAAGCGTGAAAGAATCGCTGAAGGCTCTGGCGAAAAGATGCGGAGAGTGGGTAGCAAAGGTGCGCCAACGGCTCAAGCCTTCCGAGAGTCCGCCAAAACAGCCGTGATGAAAGAGGGCGGGGTCTCCCTGGCCGTGGGCCGAGGCGAGAAACTCCCCGTCGAGCGTGGCGCTGGATTGACGGCCAAGGGGCGTGAGAAGTACAACCGTGAGACTGGCTCTCACCTGAAGGCTCCACAGCCCCAAGGCGGGTCTCGCAAAGACTCTTTTTGCGCCAGAATGAGCGGTGTCGTGGAGCACTCCAAGGGTGACGCACCAAGAGCAAAGGCATCATTGAAGCGCTGGGATTGTCCGGGCTGGTAAGGAAAAAACATGGCGTACTCAGGAACAGTCGGAACAACGGTCATCGATGTACAGACATTGATCGACCATGGCGCTCGTCGGTGCGGTAAGTTGGCCGAGGAGTTGACTTCTGAGCAACAACTGTCCGCTCGGGAGAGCCTGTACTTCCTGATGTCCAACCTTGCCAACCGTGGCATCCAGTATTGGGCCATCAATAAAGAGGTTGTGGGACTGACTGCGGACAAGTACATCTATGACCTGCCCCTGGGGTCGGTGGATGTGCTCCAAGCCCTGTATCGGCAGATGAACCGCCCCACCCCAAACAATGGCGGCGGGTACTCAACCAGCGCAGGCGGCACTGTCGCCAACGCCTTTGACAGCAATGTGGACACGCTTTGCACCCAGAATGCGGCCAACGGCAACATCTCGGTCAACTACGGGACAAACAACCCGGTCTACATTGGCTCGATTGGCTACCTACCTGGGGCCACGGGCACGATGTCCATCATCTACGAGTATTCCTCTGACGGAGCCACTTGGAAGACCCTGGTTGACCTGGGTTCCACCGATGTTGTGGACAACGAATGGATCTGGACTGACATCAATGCTGGTCAGACGGTGCAGTATTACCGTGTCCGGGCCTACAACACCACCACTTTGGTGGTTCGTGAGGTGTATTTCGGCAACAACAGCACCGAAATCCCCATGGCACGGCTGAACCGGGACGATTACACCAACCTGCCAAACAAAAACTTCACTGCCAACCAGCCTTTCCAGTTTTGGTTTGACAGAACCGTGCCAAAACCCTCCATTTACCTGTGGCCCGTGCCATCTGACACCTTTGTGCAGATGACCTTGTGGTATTCCAGGCAAGTGATGGATGTCGGAGCGCTCACCGATGAACTTGAGATCCCCCAAAGATGGTACGAAGCTGTGGTTTCCATGCTGGCGCACAGAATGGGCATGGAACTCCCCGGCGTTGCCGTGGATCGCATCGGTTATTTGGAAAAGATGGCCGACAAGTACCTTTATGAGGCCGAACAGGAAGAAAGAGACAAAAGTCCTATTTACTACGCCCCAAACATATCAGTTTACACACGATAGTATTAACATGACAGACCAAGCAATCATTTCCAGAAAGGACGCAAAACAGCGGGGGCTGAAGCGTTATTTCACCGGGGATTCGTGCGCCCATGGTCATGTGTCTGAGCGCAGGGTTGGAAACGGCGAGTGCTTGGCGTGTGCGGTTATTCGACTCAGTGCGTGGAGGGCTGAAAACCCCGAGATTCGAGCGGCTCATCGCAAAAAGCACAAGGAGTTGCACAGGGATAAGGAAAATCTCCAGCACAAGTCTTGGCTGAATGCCAACCCAGAGCGCAAGGAGCGGTATCGTCTACAAAAGAACTTGGCAACTTCCGCTTGGGAAAAAGCCAATGCAGGCAGAAAATCAAAGCTGGTTGCAGATTACAGGGCGAAGAAAATCCAGCGGATGCCGCCATGGCTGAATGACGGCCACTTGCTTGAAATCCAGTCGATCTACCTGTACAGCAGATCCCTGAACCAGATCGGCTTCAATTTTCATGTTGATCACATGGTTCCGTTGCGTGGAGAATCCGTGTCTGGGCTTCATGTGCCCTGGAACTTGCAGGTTATCCCTGCGATAGACAACATCAGAAAGAACAATTCTTGGGAGCAGGCGAATGCCCAGATTCCTTGACACCCGTGGCAACTCAACACTGAGCATATTCATCTGCGGACGATGCAAGATGAAGCGCCCAGAGGATGAGGCGCATCCTGACGCCAACTTTCCTGGCGTGATTGTGTGTGAGCGTGGGTGCGGGGATCAAAAAGACCCATACCGCCTGCCTGCCAGGAAGACCGAGAAGATCACCATCCGCTACCCCAGGCCAGACTTGAGCGTGGCGGTGGACAGTCACGCCATTGATACGGGCGGGTATCAGGGGTATGTTTTGTCCACTCAGGCAAATACATCGACCCCAGAACAAAATGGCAATGTTGATGGCATAGAGATCCAACCCTGATATGGCAAACCAGACCATTACCCAACTCCCAGCCGCTGGGCCGATCACAGGCACGGAGCTTGTGCCCGTTGTCCAAAACGGCCAAACGGTACAAACAACTGCCTCGGCACTGGCTGGATCTCCCGTCCTGACCCAGACCTTCCTGACGCTCAATCAGGAACCGACCCTCAACAACTCCCGGCGTCTGAGTGCATCCAATGGCTTGACCCTGACCGACAACGGCGCTCAGTCCACCTTGGTACTCGGGATGACCGGGAATGCGGCCAGTTTGAACCTGATGGGGACAGGGTTTGCTGTCAGCACAGCCAGCGGGACGATGACTGCCCGGTCTATTGCCGTCACTGGCAACGGAATGGCCGTTACAGACGGCAATGGCATCGCAGGCAACCCTACCCTTGGGCTGAATGGAATGGCCCTCTCCCTGGCCTCCCTGACGGGTTCCGGGATCATGTCCGGGTCTGGATCGATTGCCAACTATGTAACCATCACCGGGGCATCAAATCAAATTTCCGTGACCAACGGCACTGGAGCAGGCGGAAACCCAACCATTGGACTGGCCGACAACCCCATCCTTCCAGGCTCTGGGTCGGTGACCCTGCCCAAAGGGACAGATGCCCAGCAACCTGCCGGGTCGGACGGGCAACTGAGGTTCAACACCACCACATCGACCTTTGATGGGTATTCCGCTGGGTCTTGGAGACAATTCTCCACCGCAGGGGGAGTGACAAGCTTTTCTGGTGGCTCTACGGGGCTTTTGCCATCTACCCCAACCTCGGGTGCAATTTCCCTGACTGGGACGCTCTCAGCGGGTTATGGTGGCACGGGCGCAACCACCTTGACGGGCTATGTGTACGGCAACGGCGCATCGGCCATGACCGCCTCGCTCACGATCCCCACTACTGCTTTGTCTGGGACAGTCACGAACGCCCAGTTGGCAAACTCGGCAATCACAATTAACGGTTCATCGGTGAGCCTGGGTGGCTCTGTCACTGTCACGGCCACGGCCACAAACGCCTTGACCATAGGCACTGGCCTGTCGGGCACGAGCTACAACGGCTCGTCTGCCGTCACCATTGCAATAGATTCCACTGTTGCCACCTTGACGGGCACTCAAACCCTGACCAACAAGTCGATCAGCGGCGCGGCAAACACTTTGTCCAACATTGGGAACAGCAGTCTCAGCAACTCATCGGTGACCATCAACAGCACCACTGTTTCTTTGGGATCTTCGGCAACGATAACTGCGGCCAATCCAAACGCCTTGACCATTGGCCTTGGGTTGAATGGCACAAGCTATGACGGGTCTTCGGCGGTCACAATTGCAATTGACTCGACCGTTGTGACCACGACTGGCACTCAATCGCTGACCAACAAAACAATCAATGCCTCAAGCAATGTCTTGACAAACATTGGAAACAGCAGTCTGACCAACTCATCTTTGACGGTTGGATCAACGGTAATCAGCTTGGGCGGCACAGCCACCACACTGGCTGGCTTGACCTCCATCACCTTGACGCAAGATCCCACAACAGATCTACAGGTGGCAACCAAGCAGTATGTGGATTCAATCGCCTCGGGGTTGAACTACCACCAGCCAGTCAACTACGCATCTGTTGCCGCCCTGCCTTCATATGTCTACAACAATGGCACTTCGGGCGTTGGAGCCACCATCACCGCCAGTGCCAATGGGGCGCTGTCATTTGGTGGCGGCACACCAACTTCTGGACAGCGTTTGCTGGTCAAGGATGAAGCTGGTGCAAATCAGCCCTACAACGGCATCTACACGGTCACAAACACGGGTAGCCCAAGCGTCAAGTTTGTCTTGACCCGAGCCACTGACTATGACACCAGCGGCACTGGAACCAATGAGATTGATGCTGGCGACTATGTTTTGGTCTTGTCTGGAACCAACGCATCAACCGCATGGGTTCAGCAAACCACACTTCCGATTGTGGTGGGCACGACTGCGCTGGTCTTCCTTCAGTTCAATGCGCCGATCACATACACCGCAGGCACTGGCTTAAATTTATCGCCTGCAACGACATTCAACATCTCCAACACCACGGTGACTGCGGCGGCTTATGGCTCGGCATCATCGGTGGCGACTTTTACGGTCAATGCCCAGGGCCAACTGACCTTGGCGGCGTCCACATCGATTGCAATCGATGGCAACCAGATCACCTCTGGGACTGTGGGTTCTGCGTACATCACAGGCTCGTACACCGGGATCACGGGGCTTGGGACTGTCACCGCAGGAACATGGAATGCAACGACAATTGGTGTTGCGTATGGCGGGACAGGATTGACCTCGTATGCAATTGGCGACATGGTGTACGCCTCTGCATCTGCAACATTGTCTAAACTTGCGCTTGGCACACAAGGATATGTGCTCACGGCAGGGGCGGCTGGCCCAGTCTGGGGTGGAATATCAGGCGGAACATTCTGAGGAAAAAACATGGCACAAACGAACTACACACCGATCCAGATTTACTATTCGACCACGGCGGCGGCTGTACCTGTCAACACAAACTTGTTGAATGGCGAATTGGCGATCAACATTACTGACGGCAAGCTGTACTACAAGGACAACAGCGGCACGGTGCAGGTCATTGCCACAAAGGGTGCTGGCACGATTGGCGGATCGACCACGCAGATCCAGTACAACAATGCAGGCGCATTGGCTGGTAGTTCTGCGATGACATTCAACAATTCAACGAATGTCATTACGCTGACCACGCTGAATCTGACCAACGCCTTGGGCACGATCTATGGCGGCACTGGGCTGACCAGCTACACCACGGGTGACTTGTTGTACTCAAGCGCATCAAACACCCTTGCCAAGCTGGCAATCGGAACTGCCAACTACATCCTGACCGTCAACTCTGGCGGGACGAATGTCCAGTGGTCTGCCCCAAGCTCAATCAGCGTGAGCACGGCCACCAACTTGGCTGGCGGAGTTGCCGGGTCGGTTCCGTACCAATCAGGAGCCTCCACAACCACTTTCCTGGGCATTGGAGCCGCTGACAGGGTCATGACCTCGTCTGGCACTGCACCCCAGTGGGTGACCGCTCTGACGGGCCTGACGGGCGTTTCAAGCTCGTCGATCACCAACACCTCACTGACCTCTGGCCGGGTGGTTTATAGCGGCACAGGCGGCCTCCAGACCAACTCTGCAAACCTGACCTTTGATGGCACAACCCTGACCACTGCTGGCTTGAGCAACTCGGGCACTTCTGCCTTGGTCAAGTTGGTCACCGTGGGCGGCACGAGCTTTACAGGCACGACAGCATTTGTTCCCGCAACTCCCGCCAAATTCTATTTAAGCACGGGCACTGTTACCGACAACACAACGGGCGCTGGAGGAACCCAAACATACGGCGCAATTATGTCTTTGGGCATAACTCCAATTGCCGCAACTTTGGCTGGCGTCACTTACACCAATGCGGCCACCTTGTATATTGATGGCGCTCCAAGCAATGGCGCGAATGTCCTGATCACCAACTCATATGCCTTGTATGTGAACGCTGGCGCTTCGTATTTGGGTGGATCACTTGCCGTCAGTAGCGGAATTTCGGCGCAGGGCGCATCTTCATACGGTGCGGCATTTGCACTTTCAGTTGGAAATGGCTACGCAATTGGCTGGGGGGCAAATGATTATGTGGCTGGAAATAGCACAACCCATGTTGTAAACACAATTGCCAATGGCGCAACAGTTGGTAGTTTTTCCTCCACTGGCCTTGCAGTCACTGGAACATTCAGTAGCACCCTTGGAGCAACCATTCAAGGACTCACTGTAGGTCTTGGCGCAGGTGCTGTATCCAGCAACACTGCGGTGGGTTCAGGCGTTTTAGCGGCCACAGCTACGGGCGGCGCTAATACTGGAGTTGGCTGGCTTACGCTCACTGCCGTTACAAGCGGCGCATACAACACAGCTTTGGGAGGAAGGGCGCTTAACGCTACAAATTCAGGCTCACGCAATACTGGAATTGGTGAAGAGGCGCTGTATACAAACCAATCTGGTTCCAGCAATACCGCAATTGGCAATGATGCTCTCTTTACCAATCTTTCGGGTTCTAACAACACCGCTGTAGGTTACCAAGCGTTGTATACACCCAACGTAGGAAACAACACCGCAGTTGGTTACCAAGCTGGTTATTACACAACCAATACTCCAAACACTTTTATTGGTTACCAAGCTGGCTACGGCAACGCTTCTGGTGGTCAAAACGTAGCTGTAGGTGATGGGGCATATGCGTCTGTATCGACAACCACGTCATCAGGCGGATACAACTCCGCATTTGGATATTTGGCGCTTGCCAAAAACACTTCTGGTAACTACAACACGGGCCTTGGTAATACTGCCCTGTATTCAAACACCACAGCTTCAAACAACACTGCTGTAGGGTATCAGGCGGGGTATAGCAATACTTCGGGCGCTATAAATACCTACATGGGGTATCAGGCAGGGTTTTATCAAACAAACAGCTATAACACTGCTATTGGCGCTTCATCGATGTTTGGGGCAAGTGGCACATCAACAGGCCAGCAAAATACGGCAGTGGGAAGAACTTCTTTGTATGCAAACACATCGGGGAGTTACAACACTGCGGTTGGGCACGATACGCTTAACAACAACACCACCGCCAACAGCAACACTGCTGTCGGTTATACGGCAGGGTTTAAAAACACTGGTACTCGCGTCACCATGATTGGTGATTCGGCAGGTTATAACTCCACAGGAAACGACAACACTTTTGTTGGTCAGAACTCAGGAAACGCAGTTACATCTGGTGCGGCAAACACCATCCTTGGTCGCTACAACGGCAACCAAGGCGGCTTAGACATTCGCACATCAAGCAACTACATCGTGCTGTCTGATGGGGATGGGAATCCGAGGGCTTATATTGATAATTCTGCACAATTTAATATAAATGTTAATTCTGGAGCTAGATACACTGCTTTACTACTTAATAATGCCACTACATATAAGTCTCAAATTTATTGGGATAACACAAACACAAATTTGTATGTGCAAAATGCTTCTGGCGGTGTTTATTTGACTAACACAGGCACATCGTGGACTTCAGCCTCTGATGAGCGTTTGAAAGAAAACCTTGTTCCAATTGAAAATGGTCTGTCCAAGGTTTGCTTGTTACGCTCTGTTATTGGAAACTTTATCGCTGATGAAACCAAGAAATCAACACCGTTCTTGGTTGCTCAAGATGTGCAAGCTGTGTTGCCAGAGGCCGTTACAACATCGACGCTTAAAGGCGATGAAACAAACACAGAATATCTTGGCGTGGCATACACAGAAGTTATCCCATTGCTGGTTGCCGCAATCAAAGAACTCAAAGCAGAGGTTGACAGCCTCAAAGCCCAAATCAACGGAGCATCAGCATGACCACTTTCACCACGACCATCACGGCCATGTACACCTTGCAACAGCCTGATCCCAACTATGTGGTCAACGCTTTGTGGGAAGTCACTGGCGTAGACGGGGAATACACCGCCAAAATTGGTGGCAACACCCGCTTTGACTCAAGCCAAGCGCCTGAAACATTCATCCCCTACGACCAACTCACCCCAGAGATTGTGATCGGGTGGATTCCCGAGAACGCAATGACAAGCGCACAAGCCTGTGTGCAGGGCCAAATTGACAGCATGATTACCCCGCCTGTCAGCCCACAGGACACGCCTTTGCCTTGGGCATAATAGATATGGGCAACCCGCTGGCCCTGACAGCGGATAACTAAATGGAGAATGAAGATGGAAAAAATCAGCCTATCAACCAATTTGGTCAATGGCATTTTGCAGTACCTTGGCGGTCAACCGTATGCACAAGTTGCAAACCTGATCACGGGAATCCAGCAAGAGGCGCAAGGTCAGATTGCGCCTGCTGAACAAGCTCCAGTGGTGGAGTGAGGGATGACGGACTCTGTCGAAATCCGCTTGGCCGTACACGAAAGTGTTTGCACTGAACGATACAACAACATTGATCGCTCTTTGCGTGACGGCGACAAGCGCATGACCAAGATTGAGACATTGCTCTACATCTTGATCGTGGCTGTGCTGTTCGGCCCAGGGGTGGCGGGAGAGTTCGTCAAAAAGATTTTAGGGATATGACATAGACCCCATAACTGCATTTGCCCTCTGCAAGGGTGCTTATGAGGGTATAAAAGGTTGTATATCCGTCTATCAAGACCTGAAGAAAACCGGGTCTGATCTGACAAAGATTACTGGAGAAGTTGGAGGAGCACTGTCAAGCTTCTTCAAGGGACACGCAGAACTTGAAGCCAGCCACGAGAAGGCTGAAATTCAACGGGAAGAAAATCAAAGGAAGGGGATCAAAGACGACCTTGCCACACAAGCCATTGACAATGTAATGTATCTGCGTCAGACCAAGCAGTTCTATGCTGATCTTGAGAAAATGGTGCGCTGGGAGATGGGAATGCCCGATCTGTGGCATGACATTGTGGAAGAGTACCAGCGGCTATTGGATCAAAAGTCCGAACAGGCGGCGCGTGAGTTGCACGAAAAGCGGGTGAAAGCATGGCGGCGACAAAGGTTAAAAAATCAGATACTGGACAGGTTGCTGGAAACGGCGGCGGTGGCTTTCGTAGTCGGCTACCTGATCTGCCTGATGTGGCTAATCAGTCTTCATCGTCGGGGTCGTTTGGATACATTCTTGTCCTGATCCTGTTTGCACTGGTCTTTGTTCTCGTGCTCCCCCTTGTTGGCCTGATGTATGTGGACACCATGGTGGTGAAGCGGGAAGCAAAAGCCCAAATGGAAAAGACGGAAAAACTGCGAAAGCAGATTGAAGACGAAAGGAAGAGCGATGTCGGAAAAACTGGAAGCCAAATCGGCCCTCATTGAAAAAACGGC